CCAACTGGCGGAAGAGGCTGTTGCACCCGCGTCGGTAAGTGGGGTACTGATTGTCAACGAACCACACGATCTCAGCCTTGTTGTCCCCATCCTTCTTTGGGCGAACGAACCGGCCAATAATCTGCGTGGCCACGTCAAAATCCGCGATATAGTCGGCGATGATTCCAGCGCGGATCTCATTGATCGAGACGCCCTCCTTCACGAGCGGCGTGATCAACTGGGCACCGGGTGTGGCCTTGAACCATTCGAAGGTCTCATCGCGCTGGAGCGACGTGTCCTTGCTGAAGAGGATGCGCACCTTATCTGGGTCAATCACCTGCTTGAGCAGTGCCTCCAGGATGTAAATGTGGAGCGTGCGGGTGCAGACTATCAAATTCTGGAGGTCGCGCTTGTGGAAGTGCTGCGCCCACTGGACGATCAGTGCGTTGCGCTCTTTGAAGCGAGTGATGGCACGGTCGTATGACCGGTTGAGCAGGCACCACCTTGACTCCATCTCCATTTCGTCCGGGCCAATCTGAATGCGATGCACGCCGGGGACGGTGATCTCTTCCTCGACGGTGATCCACTGATTTTCCTCGTCGAGCGTGCGCTTCTTTTTGAGCACCGGATTACCAGCCTGGTCAAGCTCCACAACGGGTCCAAGGTACGTTCCCTTTGTCCAAACTCCATCCAGGAGGACGAATGCTGGAGTCATTGGCGCGGGCAGGCTGGTCAGGCTCTCGAATTTGTTGTACCAGGTCTTCACGTCCACCAGGTAGATATGCGGACGCGCCTGGCGGCCTTTCTGGATCACCGCAGACCCTTCGATATACTCGTGGGACTCCGCCTTGGTTCGGAACGGCCCAAAGAGCCCAATCATCTTCAATTGCTTCTGATCTTTGTCATCCTGCGGCGATCCGGTGGCCCCAAAGCGGTAGAACGCGGGTATCTCCGCTAAAACCTTCTCCGATGTATCCGAGGTCGCATGGTGGATTTCGTCATAGAAGACGGCCATGAAGCTCTTGAACCACCGCTCCTGGATCAGCCGGTTGAAGTGCTTGTTGAGCATTGCCGGGGTGGCAATGACCATGTCCTTCCCGGTGGAGTCTTTCTTCCCGCCACCAAATTGGCTGATGTTCAGGTGCGGGCAGAAATTTGTAATATCACCAAATGCCTGGTTCACCAGGCGCTCGGCCTGGGCAATGTAGAGAATACGCGCCTCGGGGTGCATTTCTTTCACCAAACACGCAGCCCCGGCAAACGCAGCGGTTTTACCTGCCCCGACCGGTAGCTCGGCGATCCCAATGCAGTGAAGGAGCCAATGCTGGATGGCTCGGCGCTGGTTCTCGTCCAGTGGGTATGGAGCCTTAATTAAGTCAGGTCGGACATCCTCAATGTGCAGGTCGGCAAATGGCCGTGGCAGGAGCTTGCGCCTGTCCATGCCAATGCCATGGAGATTACAGAGGGCGACAACCTGATCGCGGTGGCCCCGAAGGCACTTGGCGGCCGTACCCGTGACCTTAAACGGATACGACCAACCATCCCAACCCTCTTTTCCACCGGTGACCCGGTAGCGAGTGTAGCGATCATTGTAAAAATAGCCGTCCGGGCGAAATCGAAGGTCATTGGAGATGATCTCCAATTCATTCAATTCGCCAGTGCAAATCAAATGCGTGGCATTTTCAAAGAAGCTGATCACTTGCTAAAATAACAAAAAACAATGCCACCGATAAAGATAAGCGCCATCAGCGACAGCATGACGCGGTTAAACCTTTCTTCTCTTTCATGACACCGGCGCTGGCACGGGACGGATTTTCCACATATTTCGCACACAAGCGACGGCGCTATTACGTTTCTATTTGGTCTTAGACTGTTCATTTTAGCGGTGCTGCCAGTTGGTTGAAAACGCGGTGCTGCCAATCATCAGAAAATTCGTAGCCCTTCCACTCGCGTTTGCACCGGTCGCACTTAACGACCTCGTAGGAATGCAGAAGACCGCATTGAAGCTCTGAAACAGGCTTTACTGTCCACACTGCGCCACCGCAATGCGGACACGTCCAGTAGGCAGGCTGAGGCACCAGCCGCCAGTCATCTGGTTGAAAAATGGTGTGGTGTGCTTTGCAATTGGTCTCCGCGCTTATTACATTTACGTGTCTCACTTTGAAGGCACTAAACTAAGAGCCGTTTTGATTTTGTCGATCACTTCCGTGGGCGATATTCCAGCCATGACTTCACAGGTGGTGCGGCTCTCGCGTGGTGGGCAGTACTTGGGGAACGTGTTTGAGTAGGCGAAGCATGGGGAATGCGGGCAAAACTCGCGGTGGAAGATCGGGACGTGATTTTTGTAATAGCCGACGCGAGAACCAGGCGACATCGGCCCCCACAGGCCTACACACGGTATGTCCATGCACCCTGCGACGTGAACCATCATTGAATCCGGGGCCACAACCACCTTGGCCTGGCTGGCAAGCGCCCACAGTTCGCGCAGGTTGGCAAAAGTCTTTGGCTCAATGTTCGTTATGGAAAGCTCCTTGATCTTCTCTTCAAGTTGCTGCCGGTACTCGGGCCGATTGAATTCGTCAGTCAGCCCGAGCCAGTGGATGTCCGGGAACGCCTCGGCGAGCTTGAGGATCATGAACACCGAGTCGGCTGGCTGGAGGCACCGCACGGGGTTAGCCGCGCTCAACTGGTAGAGACCGATTTTCTTCTCGCGGAAGGCGACCGTGCTCATCATCTCGGCGTGCGTGAAGTTCGGACGCACCACCTTGAGGACCGGATCAACCGCTTTTGGATCGAGGCCAATCTTGCGGAGCATGGTGTCAACCGGGTGCTCCTGATCTGGGTGCTCGTCCATGTTGACTACAGCTTCGTATACGATGAAGTGGTCATAGAGCTTCACCTGCTCGTATGGCATCGGACAAACGTTTACACTTTTTACCCAGGGGAAGTTCCACCAGCAGACATTGTTGCCGGGATCGGAAAGCACGTGGATGTCGTAGCCCATTCCTGCGAGAATTTTAGCCACAGGCCAGGTGATGATCTGGTCGCCGTAGCCGCCTGACCCGTTGAATAGCAGCAGGCGCTGCGTGCCCACTTTGCGTGCGCCCACGTTGAAATTAATGATTCGGCTGTCGAGCTTGCTGATCTTGTAGAGCCGATTTTTGACGTTATCGTCGGGCATGACGCGTTCTAACTGAGCGTTGGAGATGATGTAATCGCGGCCTGCCTCGAACGTGATTGTGGCACCACCTGCTGATTTTTTGAATCCGATTGTAACAGGTTCTGCGAATCTGATTAAATTCATGTTCTTTAAGAACGTAGTTATGCTATGAACGATGAGATTCCGTTGGAAGAACCGCCTGTAAACGACGACGATGCAGGCGTGGACGTGAACAAGCTGCCGCAGTCAGCGGGCACCGGCACTCCTGGTCGGAATCTGTACCAAGGCCGTGGCGCTGCCGCTGCCGCTGGCAAGCCTGCGCCTGCTGGAAAACCTGCCTCCGGAAAGCCTGCACCGGCTGCCGCTGGAAAGAAACAGGTGCCAGGGAACATGCCGCCCGTGGGTGACATCCAACTCAAAAAGAAGAGCGGGACGTACAACACCTACACGATCCAGCTTTCATATGGCCAGATCGAGGCGCTGCGCCAGGCCCTGGAGTCAGATCATGCCAACCCGATTGGCGATGAACTGAAGGCACTTTTCGACTATTACATCAACTCGATCCCTGGCCCTGGAGAGGAAGAAGAGGACGTGAAGGCCCGCGACGAGCAAGCTGCCATTGCAAGTGGTCAGGCACAGGACGCGGGTGATGATGACTCTCCGATCCCAATGCCGCCGGGTGATGACAACGGCGGCGAGATCACTACGGCTGGGGTCGGCCCCGACAGCGAGGGCGGTGAAGACGGCGGCGGATTGCATATTCCACCGGTCGAGGGCGAAGAGGGCGACGACGGTAACGAATTGCCGGAGCCTCCAACCCACATGCCTGATTTTGGTCACGGACGCGGCGGCCAATCTGCCGACGCTCACCTGCCTTCTCCCCCACGTGAGTAACTGTATACGTTGTGTCAATCAACGCATCCATCATTACCGACACGGCAAAGGACATCACCAAAAGGACGGTGGTGAACTACGGGGCCGGTGTCTTCGCGCACACCACGCAAGACTGGGCAAAGCACAATTGTGTTTTAATCCCAGGGAGAACCCAGTTTACCGCTTCTGGTGAGGTTGTTACAAATCGAAGTTTAAGACTGCTCGTTACTCTTGACAATGGCAGTTCCACCGGACTGGACATGGCGGTACTCTGTCCGATTAACGCGGTTGGAACTAGTGCCATTACAAATTCAGCACCTATCATTATTCAGCAGCCTGCCAGCAAAGTGACATTGCCGAACTCCACGGTGCAGCTAATCGTGGCCGTGATCTCGGACATTGCCGTGACTTACCAGTGGTACAAGAAGAATGCCTCCAGCGTTTTTGTGGCACTCACAGGAAAAACGGCCAGTTCCATGGTTCTTACAGATGTGACCGAAACTGACAGTGGCGATTATCACGTCGTAGCCACAAACGCCAACGGCTCAACGACGAGCTTTACCGCGACGCTGGTTGTCAGCAGCGGTGCCAGCGGTTCACAAGGCGAAGGCTTCTTCGAACAGTTGCCCGGCGTAAAACTGGCGAAGAAAATATTTGGATTCTTCTAATGGCAGATCGCAACATAGTTACCCAGGTCGGGATCGAGGACTTAAAGTTCGCCCTGGCTGAGATCGCTGAGAACCTTGACACGCACATCAATGCGTCACTCTCCAAGGCGCACGGGATCAACATATTGACTGGCTACATTGACGCCAATGGGAATGACCTCACCACCTACCAGGACTCCAATGGCGACATCATCGGAAATTATTTCCTCCGGTTCGTGGTCGCCAACGTGATTTACTTTGCCCCGGCAATAGTCACTAGCTTGGCTGGTCAGCCCGCTACGTCAGGCGTTGTCAACACGTCCCCTGACGGCGAGTTCGACGGCCAGGGAGGTTCCGCCTGGATCACCGATTACACGTCCGACCAGGTGCAGCAGGCCGAAGCCATCAACCAAGACGTGCTTATCCCGCATACGCGCCAGCCTCACGAATCGACACACGGGAGCATGACCGTAGTGCTCCAAAACACTTTCAGCAGCCTCGGACACACTATTGGTACACACGTTATTCAAATCAAGTTCTCCAACTCACTTTACACGATCCCATGCACCACGCGGTTTGGCGGTCCCGACCAAGGCCCACGGATCAGCGGTATACCAACCAACCTCTCTGTTGAAATCGCGAGCGGTGATTCTAACGACTGTAATGTCCCAATCACGGTCGTGTTTAACGGTGGCACCAAGCCTGTAGCTTACCACTGGCAGTTTAATAACACAGGCGTCTGGACAGACATCACGCCAGCGGCTGGATCGGTCGTTCTTCCCGGCTGGGACAGTGGCGTTGAGTTCCAGTGGTCAGACACGAGCAACCCAACGTTCCGTATCACGCAAGTAAAGCCTGGATCAGGCCAGACGCGCTCGGCGCAATTCCGTTGCCGGGTGACCAATGCGGGAGTACCCAATACAGGCCCAACGAGTGGCATCCTCACCAACGTCTGCACTTTCACCGCCACGGACAATACGGGTGGCTGCTTCATCACCACCGCAGTTTGTATTGCTACGGGCCTGGGCGACGATTGCGACGACCTCTGCACCTTGCGCGCATTCCGCGACAGTTACGTTCTACCGACGCACAGCGGTCAGGCACTGCTGAAAGAATACAGTGAACTCGGCCCTAAAATAGCGACCGCGCTGCTCAGTCTTCCAAACTACAAAGCAGTATGCACGGAGTTGTACGCCACGCACATCTCCACTGCGGTGCATTTTATCAAAAGCGGAAACCAGGGAGCGGCCCTGGGCGAGTACGTGCAGATGGTGCGCCAGCTTCAGCGCCGGTTCAATCTTTAGACAATTGACTGAATTCCCATGAGATGCACCGAGACCTTTTGGGGCGTCGATGATTTCACGCGCACGTTGTACTGATTCACCTGTGGGTTATCCACTTGAACAGTATCGAAGGCCACTGTGCCACCGTTGGTTCCCTGCTCGATGACGGCGTAGTAGGAGCCATTGATGGACGCCTGGCACGTGACATTGGAACTGTCCCAGTTGACCTTGGCACCTTCGGGCGTGGTTTGCGGGAGGAAGATTTTGACGTTTCCATTGTAGACGCGGCGGAACACGGCGTTGAGGAACGCGAGACCTTTGATCGGAGAGGTCTGTGTCCCGTAGTCCATGAAATACTGGCCAAACTGCACTGTGGCTGTGCCGTAGGCAGCGCCACCGCCAGAGTAGCCGTTTTCGCCTGTGCCACCCACGAAGTCGCCGTCAGGCACGATCGTACCGATAAGCACGCCAGCGCCGAAGGTAGGAACGCCACCAGCCGGGCCAGCAGGCCCTTGAACGCCGACAACCGATCCGGCTGAGCCCAGCGCCACAGTATCCCAAAAATCCACGTTCGGCGGCTCGTTGACCGTATTGCTGGTATGGGCGACCTTGCAAAAGAAGGAAGAGACCACTGTTCCAAAAAGAGGGAACGAGACCACGGTCTTTGGCAAATAACCTTTACCGTTGACCCAATCACCATCCCACACCATCCCCGGAGAGCCTGCACCACCTGTCCCAGGAGGCCCAGGGATGCCCTGCGGGCCAGTCTGCCCCGGAGGCCCCTGTTCGCCCTGGATGACAGAACCGACCAGAAGCGTGCCCGCCTCGCCAATGGGGCGCATGGTCAGGAGCACGGAGGCTACTACGTCGAGCGTAATGCCACCGGTATTGCGGATCGAAATGATAAGCTCGCCGTCCTGCTTAAAAGAAGTGCCGCTGGTGCTTTCGTCTGAAGTGGAGACTAGGACTTCCCCGGTCGTGTTACCGAATCCTACAGCGTAAAAAATGTTGAGTTGGATGTCCGCACTCAGCGGCGTGGAGGCAATGGAGGCATTCAGTACGCGGGCCTCATAGCCAGCAGGTATCCGGTAATTCGTGACGACCAGGTTGTCGTTGGGAGGGAGCGTCGTGCGCAGGATTGGCAGCGGAACGATCTGCTCCTTGTTGTTTACCGTCTGGATCGTTTCGTTTAACTTCGCCGCGAGCAGATTGTCGCGCTCTGCCAGTTCCCGTGTCGGCCCGGTCACTCCTGGAACTGAAAATGAGTCTCCTTCAGAGAAGTGGCGTACATCTCCTTCGCCCCGGTTGACTCCGGCAGCACTTGGTAAATCTATCGGCTTTATGGCCATATCTTACTTACATTTCGTTGAACCAATTAAGCGTGTGGGACGCCATGAACTGTTTGAATAGCCGGAACTTGAAGACAATGCGCGGCCCCAGGTTGTAAATGTGCTGCACAGGGACCGCCTTCCGGCCCTTGGTAATGCGGACATTCTGTGAGACCGTGCGCGGCGGCATTCGCACAGGATGAATGATCCCGACCTTGCCAAATCGGATCGCAGCGCCGGAGCACACACTGTCTTCGACCACGTTGACCATCGTATCGTAGATCCGGCAAGCCTGGACATACGTGACCCCGCAGTCGCGCATGAATCGCGAAACAAATTCTCTCCGATTGACTGTTTGTGTCTTCACTGCACGAACTCAAGGTTGATGTTGAAACCTTGAGTGCTCAATTTCGATAAGAACGCGCAGTTGACGGTCACGGAGCGATCTCGGTTGCGCTCCACAGAGATCGACTGCAACTGAAGTCTTGGTTCCCAGGTGGTTAGTGCAGAAACAATTTCTTCCTGAATAGCCGCTTCGATACCAGCGATGTTAAGTTCAAAAAGTATACGGCGGAGGTTAGTGCCATACTCTGGCTCCATGAGTCGTTCGCCTTTGGCGGTGAGCAAGAGCATTCGCACCGAGGACTCCAGGATGAGCAGATCGCTCTCGGTGTTGTAAAGCCACTGGTCAGGGTTCGGAAAGCCAGAATCACGCGGCAGGATAGGGCCAAAGATGAGTCGTGCTGGCGCGGCTTTGGCTGCCTCCTGGATCACGTTGACCGGGAAATTAACGGCCACAAAGTCTGGTGTCGGCGCTCGATAGTTGTGCCCGAGCACATTTACAACGTATACACCGTTGGTCAGGCCCTTCTGCTCGTTAATGGTAAGCGTGCCCGCCACTGCGTCGTATACAGTTGGGATCGACCCGTCGTTCCAGTTGAGCGTTCCGTTGATGAACATGCCCACCAGGAATGGATCGTCCTCAATGATGCGGCACTGCACGGCCACGCGCACCGTCTGGTGAACCCCCACGGCGCGGTAACTGGTCTCGCCTGGCGGGTTGGCCACCAGGTCGTTGCCATCGAAATCTTTGACGGTTAGCATCGCTTAAATCCACTTGCGATACGCAGGCTCTGCCGCGCTTCCCTCGGCAATTGGCGTTGGCTGGCTCGGATGTGGCGGTGCGCCGTATGGCACTGGATCATCGGCGAACCTGGCGCTGGAGACCTGGACGGCTCGCTCGCTCATGACCATGGTGGTCTTATTGCCTCCTGCACTCTCTTGCAATGCTTGGATTGACTGATCTGGGCGCTTCAACTCAAACGGGTGCTTCCCAAACGATGAGATTATGAGGTCATTCTCTTTGGTGCTTGGGCGGCCAATGATACTCTCCATCTTCACCTTTTGGCGTCGGCCCTGGACGCTCTCGTGGATGCGGTGGGCGTCCTTCAACTGCGCGATCAGTCGGCGGCTTCCTGGCGATTTGTCCAGGGCCTCTTCAACCTCGCGAATCAGCCTGTAAGTGTGCGGGGCTGGCTTCTTAGCCTTCAGGCTCTCCTGCTGTTGCTGGTCGTCCATCTGGGCTGGGAGCGCCGTGATGAACACGTTTACCACGTCATCCGGCAAGTGCATGTACCGCTTGAAAATCGTTTCGACCCACGCTTCTTTCGGGAGCGCGTATTTGTCCATCACGTCCGCCAGGATGTCCATGACCTCGGCCTGCATCCGAAGCATTTCCATCTTCATCTGGTCTTCCAGGGAGCCGATCTCTGGCATCTTCACTTTGATGTCCAATTGCTCCGTGTTCTTGCCTTTCAGCACCGCGTGGAAATATCCCAGCCATTCGTAGGATTGCAGAATCGGGCGGCGGATCGACTTGATCTTCCGCAAAAAGCGCATGTCCTGGGCGAGCAGCGATTTTCCAGACGGGGCCTGATCTCCGCCTCCGTCTCCGCTTTTCGCACCGAACCAGGAGCGCGGCATGCCGATGATGGAGTAAAATAGATCGGTCAGGAGTTCGATGTCGTATACGTCCGGCACCTGGGCTGTCCCCTGAAGCTTCGTGATCGTGTTATTGAACCCCTTTGGCTGGGCCAGATAAATGATCGTATCCAGGGCCAGGGCGTTGTAATAGCTGGTGAAATCGGTTGGAGCGCCCATGCCGGTTGGATCACCCGGCTGGCCGAACGCGAGTTTTGAACGGAGTTGCTGCCTCCAGCGCTGCACCGTCTTCATCTGCTCAATGGGCGGCTGGTCCTGCACGTCGATGTTGATTGCGTAGCGGTCGGGTTGCACTTGAGCACGGTGGACGACCATCTGGTCAACGGCGATGCGCAGTTTCTTATAGATTCCGTCCGCTTCCGCGAAGATCGGCTCGCCATGCTCTGTGATCCGGTTTCGGAACATCCGGCGCATGTGCAGAAAATCCCACGGATACCAAAGCTCTTCGAGGTCTTTGCCGTTGGTCATGGTCACGCGCTCGACTGGAGTGCGGTTGTCCGGGTGAACGAAAACGTCCTCTTTATTGGGCTTGTGGCCCGTCCAACGGAATCCGATGCACTTCCGATTACGCTCCAGCCAGTACCGGCGCATGTCCAGCGGATGAACGAAGGAGAGGCCCATCACGCCCTCGCCAGGCGTGTACTCAATCTTCTCAAAGTGGTTCCCAAGGGAGGCGACGTAATAAACCTGGGACTGAATAATGTCCTCCACGCCAACGCGCAGAAGCATGTCGTTAAGCTCTTCCTCAAAGTCCTGGTCGTTGCACTGGAACCAAACCGACGCTGGGGAATTTGAATCGACCTGGGTGGCTTCGTCTACGATTTCAACCAGGGCTGCGGCGATCAAGTCCCACATCGACATCTCTTCCCACATTTGCAGCATCGAATCGAACGTCGTGGGACGCCGCATGTAGGTGTTGAACTTCGTCCAAATGTCCGGGTCAGCGACCTTCCCTGCATCCTGGAAGTCTTGAAACAGGCGCTGTTGTGCGTCAGGAGTGTTGGCGCGGGGCACCAGCGATCCGGTGTGGAGACCGGAATTGCCTATCATTCCCAGATATTTTAGGAGGCCCGTGGACGTGTTCGTAGCCATGTTCGTTTTTAACTACAGCGTAAGAACTGGAATCCGTTCTTAGAGAGATATGCCAAAAGAAAACGTGGTATCATTCAGGCTCGACGAGAAGAAGTTCAAAGCACTCCAGGAAGTGCGTAAGACCGACAAACCCGTGGGCGTGAAATCTGAAAATCAACTCTGCCGAAAGATCGTGAACGACTTCCTGTCCGGTCGGTTGGAGTACAACAACAAAGAAGACAGATTGACTGACTTTGAAGCTTTAGGCAGCTAATTGTCGCGTCGCCATGCCGGAGGTCGGGTTCATCACGAACCTGACCTCTGTCATGAAGGTTCCAGCGCCTTCGTGGTCGAAATGCTTGCACGGAATAACACATTCGATCTCGTTGGGGCCGATGGCTTCCACGAGCACGAGGGCCGAATCAAGAAATTCCTGTTGCTCTTTGGCGAATGCGTCCACGGCGGGCTTGAGTGAACCCTCGCGAAGCTCCTTCTGAATCCAGGCAAACACTGGATTGGCTTTGGCCTTCCCCTCGCTGTCGGCAATATACGTCCCGGCGACGATCCTGGCTAAGTTAGTAGGCGTAGTCATACTCTTCGCCACCCATGTCATCAGGTGCGACTGGCACTTCCACCCCAGTTCGGGCTGATCCGTCCTTCACGTATTTGAACCACTTGAGCTTGTGCGGGGCTGCAATGAGCCTTTCCAGTTGAGGAATGATCTCATCCGGAAGGCGCAGAAAGTCGAGTTGGATGTTAACGGCCCCCTCTTCATCGCTCTCCGTGTCTTTCACCGGCATGACATCCGCCAAATAGGTCATGAGTGCTGGCACCGAGTATATGCGCAGGAGCAGCCGGTTCAGGAAGACGTTGACCTTCTTGTTGAGATTAGATTCACGGGTCGCCGAGTCTCCCTGGCCGCCATCGTGGCCTGCGCCACGGGACAAAAGCACGTTCATGGCACCAGGCCGTGAGGCCCCGAAATGACGCTCGACGATGGGGGTACCATCAATCAAAAGCTCAGCTAGGCGTTTTGCATCCACGCCGTAACTACTTTGGTTGGACAGCGACTCTGCGAAAATAGCCGCGAAGCGCGTGGCCAACGACAGAACGGAGCCACCCACGATGGAGTTGCGGCCGTACAGGCAACCAACTCGGAACGTCCATATCGACAGAACACACCGAATCGCCGTTTACACTGAGATCGTAAAGTCTCATTTGATCTAACTGCACACTTTCAAGAACAGAGTGGCCCGCGTAGACGAAACGCATCCCAGGGAGTTGAACTTCAAATGGAAATAAAAGATGACGCAACGGTGTGGAATCGCTGTAAGGGCATAAACGATCTCAAAACCTGTTCTTAACTGCAATGAAATTGTTGCTTTATGCTGATTTACAGGCCACCGATGGCAGTGAAGTCTGTTACCACGATCCGACCGTGCGCCTCCAGGATTGGCGCGTGCGCCGATTCTTTGAGGTATTGCAGAAAGTTTACACAGCGCACGCATGCGACGGCCTGATTGATCTTGGTGACACCACCGACGACCGTAGCGCCATCCCGGTGCCCACTATCGACGCGCTGCTCAAGGGCCTGCACAACTTGGGCACGTGGAACGTTAAATTGATTGGCAATCACGAGCAGTACACGCGAGACGCGAGAGTGCATGTAGGCGCGCTCTTCGAGCACCGTTTCACTGTGGTGGATGGCGTAAGCGTGATGCAATCACCGGACAGCGATGCCTTCTTTGTGTTCGCATCCTATCCGGGCAACTACGCGACACTGGCCAATGATTTGGCAAAAGCGGCGCACGACTTCAAAGGTCGCACATTGGTGCTTTTCGGACACTTCCAGGTGATTGGCTGCCGCTTAAATTCAGGCAGCGCACTGGATGGCTTGCCAAAAGAATCGCTCTTGCCATTCACCGCTGGCTTCCTCGGCCACGTCCACAAGCCGCAGGAGGTCGCCAAAAATATCCACTACGTCGGATCGCCGTTTCAGCAGAACTTCGGCGAAAGTGGGGAATCCAAGCGGGTGGCAATCTTTGATACCGTGACGCTGCACACTGAGTGGATCTCCCTGGAGGGATACGGCTTTCCTGTTTACCGCACGGTCTCCGCCAGCGAATTCATCGAGTGCGCGCAGGCCGACACCGAGGACCGCTTCAAAGTCGTCCTTACGTCCCAGGGCGACACCGAGGCCCTGTTCGCGCACCCACTCTGTAACCGGGCGGAGAGCGAATATTCGTATACAACTACGAGTGATGTCACCGTCTCACCCGTGAAATCATGGAGTTTCGGGTCTGTTTTGGAGCGCTACGTCGCTAAAAACCCTCCAAAAGAGGCTGGAATCGAACTTGCAGACGACGAATTGATCAGCATAGGCATGGAGATTTCGAAAGGAGCGAATTGAACTTCAATCCGATGAGACGCAGCACGAATGATTCGCGTGTTTAGGTGCGTAATACATGCCTGCCGGTTGGTGGGCGAAAACCAACGATAAAATATGAATCAACTAAGTTCCATTGGCTTCGGCCCCGACGCAACGGTGTTTGCGGGGTATGCCCAGTCCGCAAACGACCGGCTTGGCAATATCGACTTCGTGTTCGAGAACATCGGCGCGAACCAGGCCTACATCAAACTCGCCCAGTACGATGGCACGACCTCTCCTTCTGGCTATGCTCAGATCGGCGATGCGTTCACCGTGGTAGCTGGTGGTGCCGTCACCAAGAGCTACGTGCTGCTCAGCAAACGCGTGGCCTTCTTCGGTTCCGGTAACACATCGGTCAATATCTCCACCGTCATCCGTAACAAGGCGGACCTCCGTGGCGCTCAGATCGACATCGTGGCTGTGGGCCGCAAGGGCTGGGGTCTTGATCCCGCTTTCAATGCGCCTGAACTCACCAAGAAGTGGGGTTCTGTGCCGACGGTCTCGACCGCTGGTGGCAACATTAATGCGGGCGCAGGCACCATCAACAACACCGGCCCGAACTTCGACTCGACTCAGAGCGAGCGTTAATTCTCTTCTGCAAGGTTGTTACGCAGGCCGCCCGGTTCTCCGGGCGGCTTTTTCATGCTGTAATTAGGACATGGACGCACGCGCACTGGTCACCACTCTCCTGGAAGCTGATGAGATCGACTCAAAGGTTTTGGCACTGCGCACCGAAGAGCCTTACTGGGACGCCGCCGTCTGGGCACTCAGGGCGTTTCTCAACCACATGCAGTATATTCAAACTGCAACGCTGGCCAATTACATTAGAAATATCACTCGTGACGCCACCTATCGCTTTACCCTGGACGATGACGATCAGGCTGAAATAAGCCGGATGCTCATGCGCGCTTACCAGCACGAGCGACTGGGAATGAAGTCTTCTGAGATCGAGATGCTAAAACAACGGGTGCTCGGAGAAAGTGATGAGATAGACCCGAAGTCCTTTTCGAGCCGTCTGTATTCACTAGATATGCGCGACCTCAAGCACCATATCGAGACCCGCGTGCCTGGAGTCGT